GAGGGTATTAATAGTGGTATTACAAAAATGTCTGAGAATCTTGCAAGAGCCTTTGTTATGGGAGAAAAGTTATCTGAAACATTTGCAAATATGGCAAGAACATTTTTAATTAAGATATTATCTACACTAATAGAAATAGTAGCTAGAAAAACTGTTGAATTAGCAATAGAAAAATTAATTACTAAAGAAAAAGAAAAACAAGCACGTTTAACTAACTCAAGTAGTTTATTAAATATAGCTAGTTCATTTCTTACTGGTAAAGCATCAGGTGGTGCAGTATCAAAAGGACAACCAGTTGTAGTTGGAGAAAATGGTGCTGAAATGTTTGTACCAAATCAAACAGGACAAATTACTCAATCAGCTAGAGGTACTGGTGGTGGTGGTTCAACTACTGTTAATTTTAATATTAATACAGTAGATGCTTCAGGGTTTGATGAATTACTTGTAAGAAATAGAGGAACAATAACTCAATTAATTAATAACGCAGTAAATGAAAGAGGGGGTAAAAACTTAATCTAATGTCAGGTTCTTTCCCTATATCAACTGCTAAATTTGGAACTTTAGGAATAAAGTCAATTCAAAATACTATTATATCAAAAAGTGTAAGCGGTAAAAAATTAGCAAGACAAATAGACAACCAAAGATTTGCTTTTACTGTTCAAATTATTACAGCAAAACGATCAGATGTTTATGGAGATTTAATGGCTTTTATAATGAAACAAAGAAGTCAAAAAGAAAATTTTACAATTATCCCACCTGAAATAGAAGATGCTAGAGGTAATGAATCAGGAACAGTTTTAGTAAATGGTGTTCACGCAGTTGGAGACACAACTATTGCTATGGACGGATTTGCTGGAGATGGTGCTGGTAGATTTAAAGCTGGAGATTTTTTAAAGTTTGCAAGTCATACTAAGGTTTATATGGTTGTAGCAGATGCAACAAGTTCAAGTAATGCTTCAACAGTTACAATAGAACCACCTTTACTTATTGCTTTAGCAAATGATTCAGTTGTAACTTACGACAATGTTCCTTTTACAGTTTATTTAACTTCTGATATACAAGAGTTTGGTGTTAATGGTGCAGATAAAGATGGCAATTTGTATTACGAATATCAATTTGATGTTGAAGAAGCTTTGTAATGAAATATTTAATTAAGCATTGGATTTCAGTTGATATTCTTGCTGAAGAACTAGTTGATGAAAAAGATTTAAAAATAGTCAATAGTCATTTAGGCGAACACGAAGAACCATCTGAAAATGCTAATTTTGAAGTATTAAATTATAAGGTAAAAAGGAGAACATACGAAGATGACAAGAAGTCTAACGACAGCAGTAAAGAACGAACTAGCAACAAATGATATTAGACCAATACATCTTATCACGATTGGTTTTTCAACTCCTGTCAATTTAACTGATTGTTCATTCCCTTTAACTTCATCAGTATCAGGTGCAAGTGTAACTTATACGGCATCAGATTTTATTTTAAGTGTTTCTAATTTTACAGAAGAAACAGACATAACAAAAACAAGTTTAGCTTTAAGTCTATCAGGTGCAGATCAAACTTTTATTTCAACAGTATTAAACGAAAATGTTACTAATGATAGTGTAACTATTTTTAGAGGATTATTAGATGATTCTAATGCTCTTATAGCTGACCCTTTTCTTTTATATCAAGGAAATATTGAAAGCTTCAATGTTTCAGAAACAGAAAAAGCAAGTGTTGTAAATTTATCTGTTGTATCGCATTGGGCAGACTTTGATAAAAAAAACGGAAGAAAAACAAATAATACATCACAACAAAGATTTTTTAGTACAGATGTTGGAATGGATTTTTCAAGTCAAACTGTATTAGATATTAAATGGGGTAGAGCATAATGGGTTTTGGTGGATTTGGTGGATTTGTAAGAGCAGTAGTAAGTATTGGTGCAAGAGCATTAAATATTAATCCTGTTGTTGCTTTAGTTGCGGCAGTAGCAATCTCTTGGATATTTAGACCAAAGAAACCTGAACAACCTGATTTTGGTAAAACAGATTTTGATAATTTTGAACAAGGTTTGTTAGTTAATAAACAATCCAATGACTCTAATATTCCTGTTATATATGGAGAACGATTAGTTGGTGGTACTAGAGTTTTCGTACAAACATCAGGAACAGATAATGTTTATCTTTATGTTTGTTTAGTTTTATGTGAGGGAGAAATAAATGATATAACTGAAATAAGAATAGATGATAAAGCAGTAACTTGGGCAAGTGATTTATCAGATAATTCAGCAGTTGAAGTTAACAGTTCAGACAGTAATTTTTATAAAGACTCAGAAAGTTTAATTAGAGTAGAGCCACATTACGGAACAGACGGACAATCAGCTTCAAGTTTATTATCAACATTATCATCTTGGGGAAGTAATCATAAGTTATCAGGTCTTGCTTATCTTGCTGTTCGTTTTAAATGGAATCAAGATGTGTTTGCCGGAGTTCCTAAAATACAAGCAAAAGTACAAGGTAAAAAAGTTGTAACTTTAGCATCTAATTTATCTGAACAAACTGCAAGTTTTTCATCTAATCCAGCATTTTGTTTGTTAGATTATTTAAGAGATACAAGATATGGAAAAGGAATTGCCACAAGTGAAATAGATTTACAAAGTTTTTATGATGCTTCACAAGTTGCAGTTACACAAGTTACACCCTATTCAGGTGCTTCAGATATTAATATATTTGATACCAATACAGCAATTGATACTTCTTCATCAATTATTGATAATGTAAGAGAATTATTAAAAGGTTGTAGAGGTTATTTGCCTTATACTGCTGGGAAATATCAATTAATTATAGAAACAACAGGTTCAGCAAGTATTACTTTAACTGAAGATGATATTATAGGTGGTTATAATTTATCGAGTCCTGATAAAAATAGTAAATACAATAGAGTTATATGTTCATTTGTAAATCCTGATAGAAACTATCAAATAGACGAAACGCAATTTCCACCTATTGATGATTCAGGATTATCAAGTGCAGATAGACACGCAACAATGAAAACTGCTGATGGTGGTTTTTTATTAGAGGGAAGATTTGATTTTAAAACTATTACTTCTAAATACCAAGCAGAAGAAATGGCAGAAATTATATTAAGGAGATCAAGAGAAGCTTTAGGATTATCAATAAATGTAGCTTTTAATTCTTATGATTTAGCAATAGGAGATATAGTTAATATTACACATAGTAGTTTAGGATTTAGTGCAAAACCTTTTAGAGTTTTAAGTATGTCCTTTAATGAAGATTTTTCTGTTGGTTTAAATTTAGTAGAACACCAAGACTCACATTATACTTGGGCAACAAAAGCACAAGTAACTTCTACACCAAGTACAACACTTCCTAATCCTTATGTTATTCAACCACCAGCAAGTGTTACTTTAGATGATGAATTAATTGAATATAATGACGGAACAGTAATCGTTGCATTAAATGTAGCAATAGGTGCTTCCCCTGATAGCTTTGTTGATTATTACCAAGTGGAATATAAACTAAGTACAGATTCAGATTTTATTATTTATGCACAAGGTTCAGGTTTAAATCATAGAGTTTTAAATGTAATAGATCAAAAAATTTATGATGTAAGAGTAAAAGCTGTAAATAGTTTTGGAGTTTCATCAACTTATGTAACAGCACAAAGAACTATTATAGGTGCTATTGAACCACCACAAGATGTTACTGATTTTGCTTGTAATATTTTAGGACAAGAAGCACATTTAGGTTGGACACAAGTACCTGATTTAGATTTAGCTTTTTACCAAATTAGATATTCAACATTAACAGATGGAACTGGAGATTGGGCAAATTCTGTATCTTTAGTAGAAAAAGTATCAAGACCAGCAACCTCTATAAATGTACCAGCAAGAGTTGGAACTTACTTGATTAAAGCAGTAGATAAATTAGGTAACTTTAGTTCTAACGCAACAGCTATTGTTTCTAATGTTACTGGAATACAAAACTTTAACGCAATAACTTCTGTATCTGAACACCCTACATTTGCAGGAACATTAACAGATACAGCAATAGTAGATGATACTTTAAGATTAGATTCTTCAGAATTATTTGATTCAGCTAGTGGAAACTTTGATGCAGAAACAACTAGATTTTTTGATTCAGGTGTTGCTAATGCAGATTTTAAATCTAGTGGAAATTATTTATTTGCAAATGTTGTTGATATAGGTGCTAAACATACTGTTAGATTAACAGCAACTTTGAAACAAACTTCTGATGACCCTGACGATTTATTTGACAATAGATTAGGGTTATTTGATTCACAAAATTCTAACTTTGACGGAGACACACCAGCTAATTCTAATGCACATATAGAGATTGCAACAAGTGATGATAACTCTACATTTACTGATTTTCAAAATTTTGTAATAGGAAATTATACTGCAAGATTTTTTAAATTTAGAGTTGTTTTAACTTCTACTGATTTAGCTTCAACTCCTGTTGTTCAAGAAGTTTCAATAGCAATAGATATGGAAGATAGAATATTTAGTGGAAATGATATAATTTCAGGTGCTGGTACTAAAACTGTTACATTTACAAATCCTTATAAATCTGATAATTATGCCGTAGGTATTACAGGTCAAGGAATGGCAACAGGAGACTTCTTTTTAGTAGAGACAAAAACTGTTAACGGATTTGAAGTAACATTTAAAAATTCAAGTGGTACAGCAGTATCTCGAACATTTGATTTTATTGCAAAAGGGTTTTAAAAGGAGTATAAACCAAATATGGCACAACACGATTATAACATAGCAAACGCATCATTTCCCACAGTTAGAACAGATATAAACAATGTTCTTGAAGCTATAAACACATCAAATTCAGGTTCATCAAGACCAAGTGGTGCTGTTGCTGGAACAATTTGGTTAGACACATCAGGAGGTGTAACAGCACACGTTCTTAAATTTTATGATGGTGGTGCTGATATTCCTTTAGCAACAATTAATACTACAGCAAACACAGTTGATTTTACAGATTCAACAGTAACATTTGATATAGTCAATGATACCTCTCCCCAATTAGGTGGAAATTTAGACACTAATTCACAAAATATTATAATAGATGATGCACATGGCATATTAGACGAAAATAGTAATGAACAAATTGTATTTCAAACAACTGCTGATGCAGTAAATCAATTAGATATTACAAATGCTGCAACAAGTAATGCACCTGAAATATCCGCAACTGGTGGAGATACAAATATAGATTTAAAATTAACACCTAAAGGTTCAGGTAAATTAGTTTTTGATGGTATTAAATTTCCAAATGCAGATGGTTCAGCAAATCAAGTTATGACTACCAATGGTAGTGGAGTATTATCTTTTGTAGATAATGTTGGAGGAACAGATTGGCAGGCAGTTCAAACTTCTACATTTACAGCAGTAGCTGGAAAAGGGTATTTTATTAATACTACAGGTGGTGCAATAGAAATGGATTTACCTGCTGGAACTTTAGGAGACGAAGTATCTTTTATTGATTACGCAGGAACTTTTGATACTAATGCACTTACGATTGACCCAAATGGTTCTGAAAAAATTTATGGGTCAACAGATAGTTTAACGGTCTCGGTAGAAAGAGCAGCAAATACTTTGGTTTATACAGATGGAACACAGGGTTGGTTGCTGAAAAATAAATAATGACTACCTATAAAGGAGTTAAAGGTTTCACAGTTCAAAAGCTGTCATCTGATCCTACTACTTCAGGTTCAGCTGGACAAATATATTATAACTCTACAAGTAATTCTTTTAAATATGCAACACCCGGTGGTTTATCAGTAGGTACATGGTCATCAGGTGGTGCTATGAATACATCAAGGAGAGCCGCTGGGGCTTCAGGTACACAAGGTGCTGGACTTGCATTTGGTGGTTTTCCACCAGCTTCAGGTAGTAATGCCACAGAAGAATATAATGGGTCATCATGGACTTCAGGTAATAATTTAGGTACAGCAAGAAGAAAACCCGGAGATGCAGGAACTCAAACAGCAGCACTTGCGTTTGGTGGTGCTGGGTCAAGTAGAACCACAGCAACAGAAAAATATGATGGTACAAACTGGACAGAAGTAAATGAATTAAATACAGCAAGAGGTGGTGCAGCAGGATTTGGCACACAAACATTGGCAGTTATAGCTGGTGGTAATCCTCCTAGTAATAATGCAACCGAAGAATGGGACGGAACAAATTGGACAACAGGCAATACTATGAACACAGGAAGAACTGAATTTCCGGGTGCAGGAACTTTAACATCAGGAATAGTTATGGGAGGAGGTAATAATCTTGCAATCACAGAACTTTATGACGGAACATCTTGGACAGAGGTAGCAGACTTAAATACAGGAAGATATGCTAGTGGTGGTTCAGGAACTTCTAGTTCTTCTGCTTTAACTTTTGGTGGGGCATCTCCTGTTATAAATAATACTGAAGCATGGAATGGCACATCATGGACAGAACTTAATAATTTAGCAACTGCTAGACAAGATATAGGCGGAACAGGTACTCAAACTCTTGCGTTAGCTTTCGGTGGACAACCTAGTGGTACAGCTACAGAGGAATGGAATGTACCTGATCTAGTAATAAAAACAATTACAACAAGTTAAAAATAAGTTATAAGATTAAAAAAGGAGGAAACTATGGCATACAAATATATAACAGCAGATAATTGGGGTAAAGATTTCTTTACACATGAAGAAAGAACAAGATTTCATTTATCAGGTTATCCGGGAAATGTTTGGGTTGTAGGCGATAATCATTATGGCGACGCATGGATAGGTAAAGTATCAGGTGTTTCTAAAACAAAAGCTGAAGCACAAGCTATTGTTGATACTGAAGTTGAAGCTGCACAAGCTGCTTGGGATTCAGAGTCAGATGATTATAAAGCTACACACTCAAGACCAACAGATATTACATTACCATAGTAAGTCTATATGACAGCTTACAAAAGTATAAAAGGATTTACAGTTCAGAGCATTGCTACTGACCCATTAGCAACAGGACTTGCTGGTGCTACATGGTCTAGTGGTGGTAACATGAATACTGCTAGATCAAGTTTAGGTGGTGCAGGTGCTTCTAATACAGCAGGATTAGTATTTGGTGGTCTTAATGCAGATGCTACTGGTGCTGTTGCAATTACCGAAGCATATAATGGTACATCATGGAGTGAGGTAAATGATTTAAATGCTGCAAGAAATAATTTTGGTGGGCAAGCAGGAACATCAACAGCTGCTTTAGCTGCTGGTGGAAGTGGTAATGCTGAATCAATGATTTGGAATGGAACATCTTGGACAGAGGTTAATGATATGCACGCTGCTCAACAATTAAGTGGTAGTTTTGGAACATCAACTTCTGCTTTTACAGGAGGTGGTGCTATTTCAGGGTCTCCAAGATCAACTAAAGCTCAAAGTTGGAATGGAACTAATTGGACAGAAGCTGCTACAATAAATACTGGAAGAAATGCTCTTGGAGGTTTTGGCAATAGTAACACTTCAGGTTTAATTTTTGGAGGGTCAGAACCATCTAAATCAGCAAAAACAGAATCATGGAATGGTTCTAGTTGGACAGAAACAGGAGACTTAAATACAGCTAGAGATTATGTAAATGGGGCAGGTTCATCAACAGAGGGGTTAGCTATTGCAGGTAGAAATCCCGGAGTTTTAGCAATAAACGAATTATGGAATGGAACTTCTTGGACAGAAGTTGCAGATTTATCAACAGCAAGATTAGATGGTGGTTCAGCTGGAGTTAGCACTTCTGCTTTTATAGCAGGAGGTTCTTTAAATAATGGAACTGGAACACCTTTTACAAATGCAACAGAAGAATGGAATGTAGCAGGTGTAACAGACACAATACAAAACGAGGGTCAACTTTATTACAACACAACATCTAACACATTAAAATTAACAAAATTAGTTTTTGGTACTGGCACATGGGCATCAGGTGGAGCTTTAAATACCTCTAGAGCT